CCATCGAGTATTCGACGCCGGCCTGCAAGTAGACGGGCCGCGTGAGGCTGATCTTGTTCCACTGCCCCACGGTGATCGCCGTGCCCTGGATCACGCCCTCGGCGAGTGTCGTGGCGTTGGGCAGGCCCAGCTCGGTCTCGCGGATCTCCAGATAGACCTTGTTGGCGGTGTTGCCGCGTGCGGTGAACTTGAAGTCCACGCCGGTGACGTGCCGCGACTCATCGAGGCGGAAGGTCTGCGCCAGCGGATCCCAGAAGCGGGTCTCGATGGTTGTGAGCTGCCGCTGGGTGCGGGTGAGGATCGTGCCGGAGCCGATGAAGCGCGCGGCGCCGAAGCTGCCCTGGTTGCCCAGGAAGGTGACGCGCTTCGTGCCGGTGGGCACGTTGGCGGGGATCGTGAACGACCCCGAGATCTGACCGGCTGCGTTTGCTGTGAGGGGCATGGCTATCAGGCGGGGGTGACGTCGATCCCGTCGAACTTGACCTCGGTGAGGCTCTCACCGGGGTCGAAGCCGTCGAGGGTGAAGTTGACCTGGATCTGACGCAGGAACTCGGCGGGCCGCTCCGTTTCGCTGAGCAGCTCGGTGCGGGTGGCGCTTGAAGTGACCGACGAGAAGCGCCCCGTGGTCCCCATGAAGATCGACACCTGTTGCGTCGCCGGCGAGGTCCACACGGTGTTGATCGCTGTAAAGCGGTCGACCGAGGGGGTCAGCGTGATGGCGGCCGGGATCGGATCGAACGCCTGGTAGGGGTTGATCTTGCTGCTGCCGGTCTGGCGCGTCTGCTCCAGGATGATCTCCTCGGTGTAAGGAAGCATCCAATCCTGGGCGTTGTTCGTCGGCGCCTGGTAGACGGTCGGAGCGATCGGCAGCTGCAGGGTGCCGTCGACGATCGCAGCGGTCTGCGTGATGCCCTGGTCGCGCAGGTCGTCATCGAGGAACGGATCCACGAACACGCCGCGCTTGCTCGATGGCTCGCGCGAGCTGATGTCGTTGCGCAGCCGCTCCAGCGCCACCAGGTCGAAGAGGTCGACGATCAGCGAGCGCATCCGCTCCAACTGATCGAAGGGGATGGCGCGGATGCCGTCGTTGATCACGACCGGCGTCTCGCCCCACTTCTGCTCGATCGTCGCCAGGCTCAGCAGGTTGGCGGGCACTGCAGGCGGCAGCGCGGTGAAACGGGAGCTGATGCCCTTGATGCGCGAGAAGTTGCCGTCGCGGTCGATGCACAGCCGGTCGTAGCGGGGCAGCTTCCAGCGGTAGTCGCTCAGCACCAGCGTGCCGTTGACGGCGCCGCTGATCGTGAAGGTGCCGGCCTGCAGGTTGACGGCGGAAGGCGTCGCGTTGCCGAGGTAGCGGTAGGTGATCGAGTAGGTGGAGCCGGGCGCAGGCTCGCCGCCGGCTGGACTCCAGTCCACCTTGTCGCCGTTGAGGAAGTAGTCGGTGTTGGCGACGTAGGTCGTCCCGCCCTGGGTGATGCTCTGGATGCTCAGCACCGACACGTCGGGCAGCGTGTCCTGGCCGCCGCTGAAGCCGCCGCGGGTGATGCTGACGGTCTTCTCCTTGGTGACCACCACCTCCAGGATGCTCTCCACCGGGAAGCGGTTGAGCTGGATGGCGGCGCTGCCGCCGGTCGAGCCGGTGAAGGTGTCGGGCTCGGCGTCGACCAGCTCCAGGTCGGGGTCCTCGGCGTAGTTGAGCCGGGTCGAGGCCAGCTTGTCGATCTTGTAGCCGAAGATGTTGCCGGTGCCGTCCTTCACCGAGAAGGCGTTGACGCCGGCCGCGAGGCCCAGGGCGGTGACGCTGAGGCCGGTGACGATGTAGTTGCCGTTGCTCTCGCGGTCGTAACGGGCGAGCGCTTCAGAGAAGGCGTCGCCGACATTGCCGCCGCCCTGGTTGAGCAGGGTGCCGTCGATGACGGTGTAGACCGGGTAGAAGACGCCGGTCCCGCCATCGCCCTCGCGGCCCCAGGTAGCGGTGACGCGCAGGCGGCCCGCGCCAGGCTCGTTGTAGTTGCGGGTGTTGAGGGCGGGATCGCGCAGCGTCGCGTCCTGCAGCTCGGTGATCTCTTCGTCGAGGAGGTAGACGCCGATCCGCACCAGGCCCGTGGTGGGGATGGTGAAGTTGCGAGCCGCGACCTCACGCACGGCGCCGCGCAGATAGATCAGGCTCAGGAGGCAGCTGACGTTGGCGCCGCTGATCGTCGGCGGCGTGCCGCTGATCACCGCGCCGTCCTTGAAGACCGCATCAGCGATGCGCTTCAGGCGGTCGACAACCGTGCTCTGAATCTCGTTGAGCTCAGCCGACTGGAGGCCCTTGCCAGCGCGGAAGAGCAGCTCGTCGTAGCGGTCCGCCGCATCGAAGCGGTTGTAGTAGCCCTGCAGCGTCATCAGAAGGTCACCACGAACTCGAACAGCTGGCGGGTTGTGATCTCGCGCACGATAGGCGCGCGGCGCTCGATCACCAGCAGCGTGCCGGGCTGCGCCACCTCCGCTGGGGCCAGGTAGAACTGACCGCCAGGGACGCCGTTAGCGGCCACGGTGTCGAGGAAGATCGCCTGCTCGCGGATCGTCGAACCGACCGCCTCTTCAAACTCGAAGTGAAACTTGAAGTAGAGGCTGTTGGTCGGCGTCGCCGAAACAGAGAACTTGCCCTCGGGCACGCTGATCGCGCCGTTGACGTCCGGCGCGCAGTAATCCACCAGGGTGGCCTTGCGCCGGCCGACTTCGAGCAGCAGAGCGGCTGCGTTCGCAGGAGGCGCCGGGGGCGTGTTGCCCCAGGATGCGTCGCCTGATCCCCAGGCGAGGTGAGCGGTGCGCGCCTTGATCGCCGTAGCGATGGCGATCCGCCCGCTTGTAGTTAGGACTGCCGCCATGCTCGCCCCTTAGTCGCCCCTTATGCTACGCCGTCTGGGTTGTGACGGAGCTCGACGCGACAGCGTTCGTATCGAGCCAGTTGGTATCCGCCTGCCAGGTGATCGAAGTCCACGTCTGGCCCTGGTATGTGCCGCTCACCCCTTCTTGATTGGTGAGCATCCCGGGATTGTTGAGGGTATGCCACTCCTCATCCATCAGGCTGTGATCGAGCAGGAACCGATCGAAGTTCCTGACGAGCACGCCGATCACGTCGGTGTGCGTGCTGGCGACAGTGGCGTTCTCCTCAACCGAGCTGGAGAGGATCTGCCCGTAGCTGATCTGCGGCCAGTCCGGCCGAGGCCGCACGCCACTGTGATCGCTGAGCATCCCGCCGTCCGACAGCAGGCTGCTGTCGAGCACGAAGCGGCGGAAGTCATAGACCGCGTAGATGCGCTGCAGACGCGAGCGCACCGGTGAACTGATGCGAGTGACGCCGACGATGTCGTCGATGATCTGCTCGCCGGATGTCGCGGCTTCGAGCCCCAGCTGGTATTCAGCCCAGCGGGCGGAGCCGCCTTCGGATTCGTCAATGAGCCCGCTGACGTTGATCCAGTTCAACGCGATGCGGACTGCTTCGGGCGTGCCCCGGATCCGCTGCCACAGCACGCCCTCGGTTATCGCCCGGCGCTGGTTGTTGCCGAGATACTCCAGGATCTCGCCCAGGCCGTATTCGTAAATCAGCCACGGCACCACCGAGTCGGGGATGTTGACTCGTTTTGCCGTGCGGATGATCGGCACCGGGCCGCCGGTGCGCTGCAGGCTGGAAGCGGAGCGGGAGAAGTCCCGCTCCAAGGTTGTGGCGTTGGGTGGGAGAAGGTCGTATCGGCTCATCGGTCACGCCCCGCCATCGTGAGCGTGATCGCGCCCAGAGCCGGAGCCTGACTGGGGCCGCAGACTACATCAGCTGCAGGCGCCGTCAAGACGACACGCTGCACGCCGGCCGGGTGCAGCTGCGCGATGAGCCACGAGCGGGTGACGTCCCAGCCGAGGCCCGATGCTGCAGCGAAGGCGGCTTGTAGCCGCGCCTGCAGGCCAGTGAACACCTCGATCGGCGTGTCGGGGTAGAGGTAGATCTGCGCGGTGACAGGCACCGTGTTGATCGTCGCGCTGGCGACTGCGACCACATCGGTGATCACTCGCACGTTGTCGCTCTGCAGCACCGCGTCGACAGTGCTGAGCAGCTGGCTGCTTGCGGTCCCGTTGCCCTGGGTGGAGAGGATGTTGACCAGCACCTCACCGGGGGCAGGGGAGCTTACCGCTGCATCCTTCACCAGCTCGCTGGCGGTCAGGGCCTGGTAGCGATACCAGGCGGCGCCACCAGCGGTGCTGCTGCCCATGATGCGCTCGATCACGCGGGAGCGCAGCGCTGCATCGGTTTCGTCTTCGAGGCGCGTGACAGCGTAGAAAGTCGCCAGGTTGTCGAGGTCGGCGCCGCCGGCGTAGCGCAGCAGGGTGGCCTGAAGCGCATCGTTGATCCGCTGCCGCAGGATCAGCTCGCGGGCGGCGGCCACCTCCAGGATCTTGATGCCCGGGTCGCTTTCGAGGATCTCGGTGTAGGACGGGTCGCGCGCCTGCAGGTCGGCGATCATCGCCGCAAGGATCGTCTCGAAGTCGAGCTCCTCGATGATCGTCGGATCGGGGATGCTGCTGAAGTCGATCGTCGCCATCAGACCACCAGCCCCTCGATCTCGATTCGCTGCCCATTGAGCAGGTAGTACCCAACAAGGCTAAGGCTGATCTGACCGCTCGCCGAGACGCTGTCGATCTTCACCTGTTCCAGCTTCAGGCGTGGCTCCCAGCGCTCCAGCGCTTCGGCGGTGGCGGCCACCAGCTCGGAGACGAGGCTGTTGTTGATCGGCCGGTCGACGAGGCGCGGGATGCGGCTGCCGTAGTCGCGGCGATGCACGCGCGTGCCGATCGGCGTCGTCAGGATGTCCTGGATCGACTGGCGCAGATGGTCGAAGCCGCCGAGCGGTTCGCCAGTTGTGCGGCTCATGCCAGCCATCGCGCGCCTCCTATGGGTTGATGTCGATTCTCGCGCCGACGATCTTCACGTTGCCGTCGGCCTCGATGTCGATCTTGCCGGTCGCCTTGATCCGCACGTCGCCTTTCACGTCGAGGAAGAGCTTGTGCCCTTGGCGGTCGTATTCGACCACGGTGCCGTCGTCGAAGGTGCGGCGCTGCAGTCCGGCGCGGTCGCCGTTTGCGTTGCCGTTGGAGAACAGGCCGGGGATGGCGACGCCGTTGGCGAGCTCGCCGGAGGGGGCCAGCAGCATCACGACCTCGCCGACCTCGGGCGGATCCCAGACGCGATCCTTGCCAGCGCGCGGCGTAAACCAGGGCACCCAGTCGGAGAGGATCTCGCCGTCCTGCAGCTGCACGCGGATCGCAGGGAAGCCCGCCGTCTCGCCGGTGTAGTCGGCCTCGTGCACGGTGCCGTAGCGGGCGACGTTGCTCAGCCGGCGCGCGTGATCGGTACTCTCGGGTGAGCCGACGCCGCTGGTGAGCTGATCCGACCGATTAACGCCCAGCATCGGCTGTCTTCCACAGGTAGCGAACGACGCCGGGGATCTCGGCGCCCTGGGGCGCGGCCTCGAGCTGATCCTTGATCAGCAGCTGCGAGGCGAGCATGTGGACGCCGTGGCGGATGCCATGGGAGGCGGCGTCGCCGATCGGCCGGCCGGTGACCGATTGCGCGGCCTCCTTGGCAAGCTCCAGGGCCAGGCCGAGGCGCTCGCGGTCCGGCTGCTCGATCTCCATGAAGGCCGCCAGGCTGTCG